CATTTACTTCGTGGGCAAATGGCCTTCTTCAGTTACATGTCTGCCGCTCTAGAGAATAACTCTAAGAGGCGAATCGTTTTTCGGGACCAAAGCATTAATAACGCTTTGGCGCGCGCAAGTTCAGTTACGCGTGAAAACGCTACGCTGGACTTGAAAGATGCAAGTGACTCTGTGTCTTACCACCTTATTAGGCGGATATTCCGGAACTCTCCGGGTGTCACGTTCTTTTTGAGGAACTTGCGTTGCGATCAGTATGAGCTCCCCTCTGGTAAAAGGGGTACCATGCATGCGTTAGCAGGTATGGGATCAGGGCTCACCTTTACAATGTTGGCCTTTATTATTCACTTATCCGTGTGCACGCAGGTATGTTCTACCTTGCGGCTTCCTTATAAAGAAGTCGCTTCGCGTGTATACGTTTACGGTGATGACCTCATCGTTCCAAGTGAGTGGTTTGAGCTAGCAGTTACAGGGCTTAATAGGTCTGGGCTTCAGGTGAACGGTGATAAATCGTTCGTTAAGGGTCCATTCCGTGAGTCCTGTGGCGGAGATTATCTCCTTGGCAAGGACTGTGCACCTACGAGATTGCGCTTACAAAACGCTAACTTGCCGCTGAAGAGCGGTAAGGACAGTCTCTTTATTGACTTCCAGAGTTGCGACAAGAATAACTTGATTGTTTCGCTGGAATCTCATGCTCGGGAATTAGTGAATGCAGGCATGCAGGAAACTGCTGAATGCATCTACAAAGTCTTATCAGACTATATTCCTTTGCCATTAGTAGGTGCAGGTTCTCCTGTTCTCGGTAGACTGACAGTTAGTACTGCCGACATTGCAAGACAGGGGACCGTTGGGCCAGACGGTAGCACGTATACAGTGAAAGCTGTTGTCAAGCGAGCTGCTAGTATGGTATCGCGTCAGGTTTGCCCGTATAAGTACTTGGGCTCTTTCTTGAAGAGTTCCTGGGATACTGTACAATCACTGTTAGGTAACAGTGAGGCAAAAGTGTTTGGGGAAGTTGCGATCCCCAGAAAGCAACACTTATTGATTCGCAAGATCAGCGTAGTATCAGCGCTACCAGTTGCCGAAAGGCAACCAGAGCTTCCTGAGTGGCTTCTTCGTCTTCTCCTCAACAGAGAAGATTGGCTGCCACTTGTGCTGTAACTGCTAGGCTGTTCGTTTTGGAGTGGGTTGGATACGCTTTGCGTGTCA